CGTCTCTGCGATCAAAACCTTTTTGAATAAAAGCGCTGATAGGTAATCTGTAATAGATTGCACCTGATTCAAGTATACAATGAAATAATATTGCGCGGCCAGATATACTCGCAATACCAAAGACCACACAACTTTCAGTTTCTCCATGATGCTGTTTAAAGTCATATAAATATTCTTTTCTTACGTTACAATAAATCGGCGGAATGTTAGCATTAAGATAAGACATAATCAATCATATATATCGCCCCAAGTTTCACCACTTTCATAATCAACCTTATTCGGAATATCTAAATCAATTGCACTTTCCATTATATCAACAATCTTTTTAGCATGTTCCGGAGATTCAACAGATATATCTAATTCATCATGAATTTGAATATGAGCAACAATACCTTGCTTATATAATTCCAACATAGATTTTTTAGTCATGTCAGCAGCTGATCCTTGAATCAATTTATTTAAAGCTTTGTAAGTATAAGCTCGCTTGATCCCTGGTCCATGTTCCTGTAGTGCATCTTCATGAGGCAATGCTTTATGCATACCGAAACTATTTGGTTCCCATAAATGAAACCTACATAATCTACCAAGTAACGTTCTAATTTGACCACGCTCTTGAGCTCTATTAGATGCTGAGTTCATTAACTGTTTAACAAATGGAACTTTAGCATGATACTGATCAAAAAGTTCTGCAGCTTTTTCTTTTGATACACCAAGTTCAGCTTGTAATTTAGCCTTACCCATTCCATAAAATAATCCAAGGTTAATTGTCTTAGCCTGTGATCTTGGAATGTTTGCCATATCAGCAACGATCTGGTGAAAGTCTGTATCTGGATTATTCTTATATGATTCTATTACAGGATATACTGAAGGAAATTGATGTAATGATGCATAGTGCACAACTAATCTTGGTTCTTGTTGTGAATAATCGAAACAACCCCATGTATGTTTTTCTTCCGGTAAGAATAAAGATCTAATAAGTGGTCCAAGATCCTTGTTCCTTGCTGGTAGCTGCTGTAAGTTTGGATTATTATAACTGAATCTTCCAGTAACAGTTCCACCCTGATCAGATCTAATTTGATTGATCTCCGCATGAATTCTTCCTTTGTGTTCATACCTGATGATTGTATCAATAAAAGTTGTATGTGCTTTATTTATTTCTCTTGCTTTTGCAATCATTTGCACTATAGGGTTTGAATGTTCTTGTAAAAAATTTTTAGTAAAGGATGGCGCCGATGATTTCTCAGTTCTGTCATATTCTAAGCCAAGCTTATCAAAAACTGTTGCTATGCTTCTTGCGGCCCAAATCTGGGGCTCTATCCCTGTTTCTTGTTTTACTTTTAATAACAATTCATTCTCTTGTGCTGTTAACTGTTGTTTCAGTTTGTGTGCACGTTCTATATCAACTCTTACACCTTTAAACCTCATATCAACTAGGCAAGGAAATAAATCAGTTTCTAAACTAAATACTGATTCTATATCTTGATGAACTATTTCTTTTTTAAACATTTGCCAAAGCTCTAATGTAAGTTCAGCATCTTTTTCAGCATAAGCTCCAACTTCCATAGCTGGTAGTTGCCACATATCTTCTTTAGGATCTAATCCTCTAGACTTAGCTGCTTCATTTAAAGCTGCCTCGCTCTTACCATAACCAAGGTAATCCCAAGACAACATATTTAAACTATATTGAAATCTATTCTCATCAACCAATGATGCTGCAATCATAGTATCTACGATTAAGCCATTGATTTTAATACCTAATTGTCTTATCCAACATACGTCGTACATTGCATTATGGAATATTTTTATTGATGGAGTTGCCATGGTATCTTTAAACCACTCTAAAACTTTCTTACGATCCATGTTAGGACCTGATCCATGGGCTATTGGAAAATAAAAAGATCGTCCTGGAACAGCTACAGCTATACCTATTACTTCTCCATTACCTATAACAGAGCCTGATCCTTTCTTTTTTAAATCAGGATCTCTTGTTTCTAAGTCTACTGCAATCTCATCATAAGATCTTAGATCTGGAAACTCTTCTGGTTCTACCCATTCTTTTTGTGCTTCAAATAGAGGTACTTTCATTTATATTACCGTTAGTAAAAAATAAAAAATACAGATACAAGTAAATAAACCCATATCACCAATTATAGTTTTTTTAAGATTGAACATTGTAATCTCTTTCAATAATCATTTCTATATAATGGATTGCTTTTAACAAATCCTGTTTCTTTCCTTTATCCTGGTGTCTGCAAATATATTTAATTGCATTGCCTTCAGCAAATAGTATCTTATTCTTATTGATAAATAAAGAGGGCTGTATCTTATATTTCTTGTAATGTGCACCTCCTACTTGTTTAAAGAACGCTTTATTCGTCATAACTGATAACCATACCTTTCTTTTTTTGATTTAAATAAATAAAGATTTTCCATAGATCTTGTTACACCTACGTACCAAACTCTATTTTCTTCATCTTGTTTTTCTACATTCTCAGCAGTAGCTTCTCTGATCTTCCTTGCATTATCTAATACAAGAATGACATTTTTACATTCACCACCTTTTGCTGCATGAATGGTCGATACTTCTATTCTTGGTTCTTCAGATAATTTCTCACCATTAGATAACATACTTCTAATATAAAATTCTTCATTATGATCTGTATTTACAAATGCATCATACCATCTAACATCTTTATCAAATCCAAGATCTTCTATTCTAACTGTCATTTTATTTTTAAATTTGTTTTCATTAAATGGTTCCTGTAAATAATCATAGATATCTTTACAGTCAGCAATAGATATTTGGTTTCCATCAGTTAAAGAGGTCCATCTTAATATTGATTTATAAAGTTTATTATTAAAACTTTTTCCATACATATTTTTATAATAAAGATTATTTTGTTTTAATTGATTAGATATTTCTAAAGCTCTGTATACTGTTCTTGTTAGTATTAACCATTTATCATTGTTAATATCCAAGTTATCAAAGTTAAATATTGACTCTACTTTTCCCTGTATAATATTTCCATTAATATCTTTTTTAGGAAAATATATTTTTTCTTTTCTATTACCCTGTATTCTATCTAATATGATATTAGAAATTTCCTGAACAGCCTGGGGTATACGCTCAGATTGTTGTAATACTTCTTCTATTGCCGGTTGATCAATAAATCTATTAACATCAGCTCCAGCCCATGCAAATATAGCCTGGTCATCATCTCCTGCTATAAAAATATCTTTTGATTTATCATTTAAAATATCAAACATCTTCCATTGTATTGGAGACAAATCCTGTGCTTCATCAATAAATACTACATCAAATGAAGGACACTTATCTTTATTATTTATAAATTGAGTGATCATATCTGTGTAATCATAAAGATTATAAGCTTTTTTATAATTTAAAAAATTTTCATAAACATGATTTAATACTTCAAAATCTATTTCTCTGCTCCATTCATTAGTATTAAACTCATCTTCAATAGATATATTTTTAATTCGTGCTTTATTAATCAATTTAAAATATTCATTATCACAATTTAAATAACCACTTTCATCAGATTCTGAATAATAATTAACTCTTATACTTAATTCTTTTCCTATTTGTTCATAATGAACTGGTTGCATTACATTTTCCTCACTCATACCTAATGTATGAAAAGCTAATGAATGAAGTGTTTGAAAAAATTTAACATCGGTTCTAACATAGTTTTTATTTTTATTTAAAAATCTTTCTCTTGCTTCCGCAGCAGCCTTTCTTGTAAATGCAAAATACCCAATTTTATTTAATGGAACACCTTTCATTAAATAGTTATTAACTTCATTTAATAATGTCATTGTCTTTCCTGTTCCTGGTGGACCTAATACTTTCTTTATCATTAGAATACGTCTTTATTACCTTTCATTTTGACTAGTTCTGTTTTAGCTATATCTTTTATAAATTTATTTCCTTCTAACTTTAAGTTTATTTTAACAACTTCTATAGCTTCATAATTTGTAGTTTCATTGTTTAATTTTGGAAATCTTTTCTTAATACCAAATTCTGCTTGATATTTTTCTTTTATCTTTTGACCTGTTCTTTCTTTTCCTTCCTTCCATTCTTTATTTTTTAAGGTATTAAAGAAATTTGCAAATTTAAAATATGCAAATCCATCTTCAACTAATACAGCTCCTGATTTAAAAGAAGCATATGATTTTGCTTTTGGTCCATTAAGATATTCATCTAAATATTCATGTAATAATTCATCAGGAGTAGTGCCTTTAGGTGGCTGATGTATTTCTACAGGAGGTAATAATTTAGCAATAACATTTTCAAAATCATCTCCTTTTACTTTTGCTACATAAATATTTGCAGTCTTCATAATTAAAGATCTTAATTCTTCTTGATCTTTAATTTGTTTAATATCTTTAGCTCTTACTTGTTTAATACCTTTGTTTTCTGGTAGTTCAACATTGAAAGTATATTCTGGTTCTGGATAATTAATTTTTACTAAATTAGACAAAGGTGGAAACATTTTTTTTCTATCCGATCCAACACCATGTTTTCTTTTAAGACACTCTGATTTCATACAGAAATTAACAATAGGCTCTTGAGTACAACTATAACCTTTTGTATTATCTTTTTTCCAAGACCTAATCTTATCTATTATTTTTTTCTCTGATCCCCAATCATTTAACACAACACCATTAGAATCTTTTATAAAATATTTTTGCGGGGCTGCTTTAAGAACATCTTGCCAATTATCAGGATATTTTTTCTTAGCGAATACCATGTAATTATATAGCCATCTATCTCTAGCATCAGTTAATGGTTCTTTTGACATAATCTGTAAACAAGGAGGGCCATCATTAAATTCATCTGGACCTCCTTGTAAGACAGTTTTCACAAGGGCAAGCGAAAACTCTTCTAATTCTTCTTTTGTTTTTTTATTGTGATTAACTACTTTAATAAATTGTTCTAATGTAAAAGCAGTTCCGTCATAATTAATTGCAACTCTTTCATCTCCATTAAAATAAGGAAGATTTATGTATTGACCATTAGACCATTCTTTTTTTTCTTCATCATACCCAAGTTCAGTTTGTTTTGGATACACTTCTGTATTTGGTTTTAATTTTAAAACATATAATAAACTTTCTAAAAAATTTCTTAAGAACACAGCTCTTACTTTTTCTTTTAAAAATAAATATAAATGTAATCCACCGCTTTTTGATTTAACTGGAATTAATGGAAGATCATTTTGTTTTATAATATCTAAATATTTTTTATATGGAAAATTAACATAACTATGTTCTTTATCATCAATATCAATAGCACCAAAACTTGCCATCCCATCATCATCACATGGTTGAATACCAATAGATGTTCTACCGTTTAAATGATCTAAATAATGTTTTTCAGTTATTTCTTTAAATGACCATCCATATTGTTTTGGTTTTTTCTTTCCTGTGTTAGGATCAATTTTAAATTCATCTAAATAAGCGATACCAAAATTTCTTTTTAGCCCGCTAAATATTTCTCCAAATTCTTTCTCCATAAATGCCCTTGTTGTTTGGGGCAAGAATTAACTTGCCCCTATTACTTAATTATTAGAAGTGGGCTTCAGAAGTCTTTTCAGACCCATTGGACTCACCATGTTTGACTTTAATGTCTCCTCTTGAAACACTTTCAGCAAACGCCTTAGCTTGTTGATATAAAGAAGAATCCTCAACTGGACCTACTTTACTAACTTCCCAACCAAACCAAGTACCTTTATCATTTGACTGTTGCACAGTTCTTAATTTGTATATGTGACTAAAAGATGCCGGTGTAAATAATCCATTTGCACCTTTCATCTTTATACTAGCCATCATACTATTCCATTTTCTACTAATCTTTAATTGCGTAGATTTCATAGCTAATAGAGCAGTCGTTGGAGTTTGACCACAAACAATTAAAAAATGACTTGCTGTTTTTTCAATATAGTTTCCGCTAGGAAGTCTATCTTTGAAAGAACCGTCTCTTTTTGTTTTTGTTAGTATATCACTTGAAGATGAATGGATTCCAACTGGAGCCCCAGAACCTTCTCCTCTATCTTGCCATTCAATATATTCCAATTTGTAATGACATGGTAGGACATCAATTCCTTTTTCACCATCAAACAATTCTCCTGTAACAGAGTTATAAATCATTCCAGGTTCTGCACCTTGAACATATTTACCATCTCTCTTGTTAACTTCTGGAGATAATTGTCCTAGTATTTTAAGAAAAGGTAATGCTAGATCTTCATGACCCATATTACCTAGACCTTTATCTGCGTCTGCTTCAAACAGACTAACAGCTAAAGCTCCTGCAGCTACTTTCTCAGTTACTGCATTGGACTTTTTTGTTCCTTGGTCCATTGTGCTTTGTGCTTTGTTCATGTTTATTTCCTTATTATTTTGGTTCTGTTTCCTGCGAACACGTTAAATAGATCAGAGGGCATATCTTTCCCAGCCTCGATAC